TAAATCTTCATCTTCTCCAAAATCTTCTAAATCAGAAGCCATTTTAGACATTTTAACACCAGTTTCTTCTTCTCTTGTTTCTTCATCTTTTACATTATCTAAATCAATAAATTGTAAAGGTTGTAAGGTCTTAAAATATAGGTTTAAGGCAATACCATTAAAGGCTAATATCTTATCAAGTGCATCTATTAAAAGCTCTTGAAATGGATTGATCACAATGTTTTGCATTAAAATAGATGCGTTCTTTAACTCTTCGGCATTATTACCGAAACCACTATTATCTTTAATACCTAATAGCATCGGAGACACAATACGGTGCGACATCATAATCTTACTCTGTGCTTCACTTGAAATAAATTCGTATTGATTATGAGCATCTGAAATTGGTACTGGTGTAATGTCCGCTTGTGATTCTTTAGAGTCATTAAATGCAATTATCAGCTTACCAGCAGAATTTGTTCCTTGAAATTTAGAAACTATTTTGTTTTCAATTAATGCCTGTGCTTCTTCATCTGGCACACCATTATTAAAATTTATTAAGGATGCTGGAGCGAAAGAATTTTTTATGTTATTTACGTGAAAATTTGCAATTTCTTCTTCAATCTCACTAAAGCTAATACCAGAAATATAATCTGGTGTACTATAATAATACATTCCAGCCTCGTAAGGTTTTACATATAATATCTCAATAGGTTTAGGTGTATCAGATACCCCAAAAGCTGGAATCCTTAAAGGTTGTTCACTTGGTTTTACATTGACCCAATCTGGATGGTAATAATATGCTTGTACTCGTTTATCGTCTGCACTACATTTCTCTGCTCTTAGTGTTTCAATTGGCAAGTGTTCAACCTTTTGAATAGTCTTTTTATCTTTTGAATAGATAACTTGTATAGCACATTGACCAGTTAACTTCAAATCGTATGCTAATTGCCTTAAATCATCTTTTTTAAATAAAGATATCATTTTTGCATATTGCTCTGGCTTTCTTGAACTGTTTGTAGCATCTAAACCTTTACCGTATATCATTTGAGAAATACCAGTAATACAAGCACCAGAAGTAGCACTTCCATTTGCTCTATTTATCAAAAATTTGAAGTAATCATTGTTTGAACCAAACTCCACCCACTCTTTATTCTTAGATTCTAAAATCTCTGGAGTTGAATAGGTGCTTAAATTAACAAAGCTAATCTTTGAATTACTTTTTTTAGCCACGTTTGGTTTTCTGTATTTATTTATGTGTTTACTCATAATATTATAAAATCGTTATTACCACTCTGTTCTTTATACACATCTTTATTAACTGTGTAATATTGATTGTTAGATTGGTTTGTTGATTGTGCAGTACAAAATATTTTATCTCTGTAAATGATATCTAAATCAGTAGTTTTAACTAAACCTTCTGCTTGTAAAAAAGTCAATAGACAAGTGTTATCTTCAAAAGTTCCTCCTAAAGCAATCACTCTATCTTTAAATGATTTATAACTTCCTCTTATTTCATAAACTTTAAAATCGTAAAAATGTCCTTCTTTTAAAGAAAAAATATTAGATAGCTCTAAATAATTTTTTTTAATCTCTGATTTAGGAAGTGAAAAAGAAACTACATTGTTTGTACTGTCATCTCTTAAACTTATTATTATAGAAGTAGTATATACTCTTGGTATAATCTTTATCGTTTGCGAGTTAGTAGTTGGCAATAAATGTTTCATATATATATAATAAAAAAACACACGTTATTTATTTTTTTAAACCAAAAAAAAGCTAACCGTTAAGATTAGCTTTTTAAATAAAAATAAAGAAATTAAATTATGCGTTTGGATCTATTTGACCTGCTCCATCTAAATTATCTAAAACTCCACCAGTTGTAAAGTTTGGTGCGTTTCTTTCATTCGCAACCATGGTTAAATTAAATGAACTAGCATCGCCCATTGCACCTCCAGTCAAAATTGAACCTCCAGTAGTATCAGCTCCATGCTCTAAACCTACTAAAAACACGTTTCCGTTATAGTCTTCAATCGCTATATGTGGTCTTGATACTGCTATTATAGCTATTTCAGCTTGTGTAGCACTATCTAATATAGGTAAAACTAAATTTAATGTTTGTGTATAGAACGTAGTTCCAGCTTCGTTAGAACTCGTTATACTTGTTTCCAATGATGAAGCACCTTTGATATCGTATTTATACCAAATATTTGCTCCAGATATTCCTGTAATGTCTGCACCACTTACTCCGCCAGTTACAGTACCTAAAGTACCATAATCCGCAAAATAAATAGCTTTTAATCCTCCTACGGAAGTTTTGCATCCTAATGCTCTTCCAGCTGTTAATAAACAAGCCATATTATTATATATTTTTTTAAGTTATTAAAAAAAGGGTAAGCAGATTAACCACCTACCCTTTTATTGTTATTATTATTATTATTATAGTCCTAAACCGAAAGAAACGATATCCTCAACAACTGCATATTGAACTCCAGCAGTATATCTAGCAATAAATCTTACATTTTTTGAACCATCTTTATCAGCCATATCCAAAACAGATACTTCATTATAATCTGAAATTAAACCAGTTCCAAAAAATAAATTATCTTTTATACTTGCAATCATCATATTTGATGGCAATCCATTTACTGCAACAACTTTAATACCATCAAACATCGTTACATTGATATCTTGATTGTTACCTTCTAAACTTCCTCCAACTAACGCTAATGATCTCTTATATGCTCTAAATACGTTATTTGCAACGTAAACATAAAGACCTTCATTTTGCAACAATTGTTCTGGAATTGCATCGATAACAAGTCCTAAATTTGCAACTACATTCGCAGGTGTTACTGCTTCTCCAGCAATCTTTTTTGCTCCAGTATGTGCAGAATCAGCACTTAATAAAGTAGTAAAACCATCAAACGCACCAGCACCAGCAGTTCCACTCCATATATCAAGTTCAGTTTTAGCTGCAACCTTTTCAGATATTTTTCCAATAAAGTAATCAGAAAATTTCTTTGGTAAGTTTTGATTTAAAGCACTATATCCCATTGACTCAGCTTCCCAATCAGATTGAAATGGAGTTTTACATAATTCCAAATTTACTTGTAATTCTTTTGGTTGTATAATTCTTTCAGTTAAGGTAACTGTAGAAGTATCAGAAAAATCACAAGAAGCATCAGCAGTAATCGCAGAAATTTCTAATCTTTTTAAAACTTCTTTAAATTTAATGTTTGGTTTAACCTCGATTAATCCATTTGCAATTGTGTTTCCGCTAAGAATCATCGCTGAGACATATTTAGAAGCGAAATTCCCGGCGTAAGTAGTTGTAATATTAGTAGTAGTAGCCATTTTTTATTTATTTATTATGTTAAAAATTCTGTTTTGTAATGTGTTTTTTGCCTTTTGAGCATAAAGAGTTAATTCTTTTTTATCCGTTAAATTTTCTGGGTTGTGTGATATTCCTTCAACTTCTGATAATTCAACTTTTTCCTCTACTTTAGAAAGTTTTAGTTCGTTGATCTCATTTCTTAGTTTTTCAATTTCAGAAAAGAATGTCTCTTCGCTAATTGACTTTACAACTTTTTTAGGTGTTGCTTGTTCTTTTGCTAATTCTTCTTCTTCAACTGGTGCTTCTTCTTCAACTGGTGCTTCTTCTTCTTCTTCTGCTCCAGCTTCTTTGATTTCTCCAATTACTCCTTCTTCTAAAACTACGATAGTAGAGCCATCTTCTGCTTGATATTCTCCAACTGGTACTGCAACTCTTTCTTCGTCTGCAACAACAAAGATTTCTGCACCCACTTCAAATACTTCCGCTTCTAAGACTGCACCATTATCAAGTTTCATTGTTTCAAACTTTACTTCAATACCAAGTAAGGTTTTCACTTTGTTTAATGTTTGGTTTGTGTTCATATATTTAGTTTAATTATATTTTAGATTGAACGTAGTTTGTCATATATAAAAACTAATTCATCAAAATCATTTTTTATACTACTTAGTAATCTTTGTGCTATTTTAGCGTTATCAGCATCACCCATACCATTATAACCTGAAACTGCAGATTTTACATCATCCTGTAGGTCTCCTGTTTTACTTATTGCTGATTTTAAATTAGTAACTAATTTTTGTATACCTGATAAGTATATTCCTACATCTGCTTTTCCTAAAGACTTATATCTCGATTCAAGTTTATCTACTAACCCAAACTCAACCTTTTGCGTTGCTAACTCAACTTTATCTACTTCTGCAATTTTCTTAAAAACTCTTTCTCGTATGCTCATATTTATATAATAAAATTTAATTACTATTTTGTATTTTCAAATTAAAATTTATTCTTCTGCCTTGTGAATACTACCTATTCCTTGCTTCCAATAATCTGGTGTATCACAATCTTTATTATTTTTACATTCAATAGAGTACGTATTTTTGCACTTACAATAGACTGCTCTACTCATTCGATAATAGTTTTTTAAGTTCGTTTATTAGTTTATCATCTGCTGATAAGTTTTCTTCTATTTCTTCTTTTGGTCTTTCTAATTTGTCTGCAAAATATCCTTCAATACTGAACCCCTTTACCTTGCCTGTTTTTACATAGTCATTCCAAACTTCATCGTTTTCAACTTTAACAGAACCCATCCAAGTTCCAACTGGAACATCTAAATCATATAATGCAGTCTTATCTTTTTCTTTATCCTCTACGATCCAAGATTCAACCAATGTTAAACCACTTAATTTGCCATCGTGTTCTAAAGTAGAATTAGATTGGTTGCCATTTTGTAAATACATTTGAGATGCTTTTAAAACGGTATCAGCAGAAAAGAATACATAGTATTCATCTTCGCCATTACGTCTATAAATAGGCTTCTTTGGTATTAATAACGCCCCCATTAACAAACGTTTTTCTTTGCTTATTTCAGCAAGTTTTATCTCTTGATTATTAAGTGCTATAAAATCTGATTCAATAGCTGGATTTTCTACAACTGAAATTGCTTCAACTCCAATTGCTTCATCATCATCTAAAATTAGTTCGATTATGTTCATAATTATATAATGCTTTTTTTGTTAGTTTTTATATTTTATAATGAAGCACCTTCAATAATATTTCTATCCATTGATTGTGCAGTTGTAACATCATCTGAAACCACGTAAGCTCTAGTGGGTTGTTGTGATTGTCCTCCAATTGCATCTGCTAATTGATTTGTATTACTAGCTCCTACAACGTTAAATGCTGGAGGTAAAGTTGGAATACTTGGTATGCTTGGTGTTGGTATGCTTGGAGCTGATGCACTCGCACCTCCTGCTTTTGCTTTTGTTTTTGAAACCGCAGATTTAACAGATTTTACAATTCCAATACCTTGTGCAATAGCACCCGCAATAGTTATAAGGTTTTGCGGAAAACCAATTTTAGAACTTTCTGCAACATTTTGAGCAGTAGAAACACCAGCAGAACCGACTGCCTCTATTCCTTTAAAAGTAATTCGCTTTATATCCATTAAAGTTTCCTGTAATGCAAGTGCTTGTTTTACTATTAACAACGCTTTACCAATACCAGATTCAGCATCCGCAAATTGTGATATTGCATCAACTACCATAGCTTTATCTTTTATCTTTTGTTTAGATAACTCTCTTTCCGCTTGTGCAATTTCTGTATCTCTTGTAATATTTGTTTGCCTTGATTGCTCTAAAAATTCATCAAGAGCAATTTGTGCATCAACTTTTGCTTGTGTTCCAGCGTTTGCGTTTTCAAGTATGGCTTCAAGTCTTAAAGATTCTTGTTCTTTTTCTAATTCATCAATCTCTCTTAATTTTTCTAATCTTAAAAGTTCATCTTCTATTAGTTCTGCATTAAATCTTTTTCTTTCAATACTTAAATTAGATTCACTTTCTGCTTTAGTGTTTGTTAATTCTATCTGTTCTCTACTTAGTGC